AATACTTACCTCTCCTAATTGACTCATGGTTTCTTATTTTTTTTAGGTTAAAAACTGTTTCAAATATACAAATTATTTACTATTTAGATTTAATCTAAATAAAAATTATTCCAAAGTTAAAATAACTCTGATAAAGTTTCTATAAACGGTCTGAGTTGCTGTGCTGCTGTCTATGTTTGGCGGGAACTCGTATCGAGTGTTAACGATATTGAATCCGTCTACTGTTATATTTTCAATCAAACCAAGTATTGTATTTTCCATGTCATCGTTAGCCGCTCTACTGCCAACGTTTCCAGCTCCGTTATAAATACAAACAATATCCAACAAAGTGTAAGATATGAACCTGTCGCCGCATTTAGTAGCCTTGTCTATTTCTTTATTTTGCGTTGAAATAAGAACGTACTGCGTTGGATTTGTCTTACCAGTTACCTGCATATCGTAACACGTATAAGTGTTTTTTATAGCATCGTAAAGGGCTTTTCTAACGTATTTATTTGGGTTTGTCATGTAGCTTTTCCGTATTTACTTAAAACTTTTTTCAACTTGTCTAGGTATTCAACCCTGCCTTTTAACAAAGCAGGGTATAAATACGGTCTAGCACGTAGGTTTATTTTTTTTACCCCTCTACCTTTAAACTTTATAGCGATTTCTTTTAATTCTTGTGGCACTACAACTAAACCACCTGTCCCGAACTCAACAAATGGTGCATAAGGGGCTATCGTTCCGCCTGCTTCAATAGTCCAACTAAGCTGGCTTTGTTTATTTGCTTGTATTGATTGCCCAAGTTTACCTAAATCAGTAGGCACTAATACTTTCGCTTCTTTTTCAATGTTCCTAGCAACTAATTCGGTAACGCCCTCTATATCGCGCTCGGCTTCCTTGCCGTATTGGCGAATTTTAGATATTACCTCATTGATTCCTTTTACTTGCATTACTCGCGCTGTGTTGCTATTAGTTCAATATCGATGTTGTCCAAATCTTTATTCAGTACGCTATCGATGTTATAAGTAAGTCCATTATATACAATGAAATTATCTTTGATTGAAACATCTAAATCGTATCGGTTTCGGATAGTGAACACCGTTTGAACAAAGTTGTCATTCTGGCCGTTTTCGTTGGTTCTAGCGGCTCGTTTAGCTGTAACGTTAGCCCACATAGGCGCGACTAAATCGGTTGTAACAGTATTGCCTCCGTAACCGTCCGGCACGGCAGTAGCTTGCCACAATTCTATTCGTTTGGTGTATTTCCGCGCTATCATACAAACCTCCTGCAAACATCCATATTAGCCACAACAAAGTCCGGTACTGAGTTAGCAGCGTTCTTTGTTTCAGAGTTATAAAACCAGAAGTTAATCAATTGCAATGCAGCATCAATCAACTCGCTTGGTATATCGTCAAGGTTTGAATAGCCTATATTCAAAGTTACAAAACCATTAACAGTAGGTATAATTGCCTTGTTGGTCTTGTAAATAATACCGTCAATATCAGTATTGTTTATCGGATAATCATAAACAGTAGCTTGTTGAACCAAAGCACAATCTTTATAATACACCTTGTCGCGTGTTTTAAAAATGTGCTGTGTCCGCTTTTCAATAAAAGACAAGGCCGAGTTAATCATTTGAGTGATTTCGTTGTCTGTTTCTGTTTGACCCGAATCTATTTTCAAATAATCTTTAGCTTGCTCCAAAGAAATAACATCGGTGTAGTTAGTCATTATTATCTAATTTAGGTAACTCTAAGACTTCTTTTTTGTTCTTTACTTTGCCCTCTTTCTCCTGCTCCAAATAACCCTCATTTAACATAGCTTCGGCTTCTTCTTTTGTAAAGTCGACCTCATCTCCTACGTTATAATTTTTTTGCTCTGATAGTTTAAAAAACGGTTTTAATACTGTAAACTTCATAATGGTTGCTGTGTTAATGTTATTGGTTCGCATAATTCAGTCTGGTTCAAATAATCTGTATAATCGTCAACTAAATAACGCTTTTGCGCAAAGTTAGAATAATTGATAATTATATAGTTACCTCTTGCGTCAATCCCTTTTGAAATTATATGGTAGCAAGTTTGTTGCTGTGGCTGCTTCGTTTCTGATTTATCAGTACTGCAACCAAACAAAATGAAACTCGAAATGATTAATAATTTTTTCATAAATCAAAGATATAAAATTATTTAGAACAAATATAAATAAAAAAGCACCCAATAATGAGTGCTTTTATAATTCTATTTACTATCTACTAGGTCGCTGTAAAGTCTCCGTAGATGATAGCAGCAGGCTGCTCAACCGCTAAGGCTACTTGAGCCTCGATGCGTGCTGTAATCATGTTTTTTACGAAGTTTGTACCCTCTTGCTCTGAGAAGTCCAAAGACAAGCCTTGAGTTACAACTTTATTAATTCTAGTCCAGTCACCGACATAGTACTTGTTAGCGGCTAACCAAGTAGATTTATAGACCGGAATACCGTTAATTCTCAATACCCCCCCGTCTTGTGTTACAACGCCTGGCAATCCGTATCCTGCTCCGGTTGATTTCTCAGTTTTGAGAATATCCCAATAATCCGCAGGACGTACAACAATACCGTTAACAGCGTAATCAGAGCCTTCTAAAGTTGCAATCTCATTGATAAGCATTTCGATTTTGTTCTTACCAGTGATAATTTGCGCTGACGCGGTTGCAGCAGCGGCCAAAGTAGTGTTGAATGAACTGTTTTCAGCTTTTGCATAATCTCTACGCAATGCAGCAGGAACAAACGAAGTCAAAAAAGGCAAGTTGTTTGCCATCTTTTTAGAGTAACGTGTAAAACCAGCTAAGAAGTTAGTGTTTACATCAACCATAGTAAGGTCATAATCTCTTTGAGATTTAGAGCTTCCTTCAGTTTGTGATGAAATAGACCCTTCACCTGCTCCTGTTTCGCGTGGGAACGTATAAGTTCCACCGTCGATATTTACTGTTCCAACAAGGTCAGAAAAGTTAATTAGCGGACTCGGAACCATTACAACATTGTTGCTGTAACTTCTAGGCTGGTCGCCTGTCAAGTTAGCTGACAATGTCATATCACCAACTGCTTTGGTTTGGAACGATTTAGAACCGTTACCAACTTGTTTGATTCCATCAAACCCCTCTGTGATAGCTTGTACTAAAACATCCTCATTTTTAGTTGCAGTACCGCTAGATTGTAGTTTCAAATCTAGTTTGTCTGCATGGTCTTGAACCGCTTTTAAATCGGCAGCGAATTTAGCTTCCAAAGCCTCGGTTACTGATTTGATTTCGGCATCAAAAGTTGATTTAATTGCATCCGGCAATTTTGTTTCAAAAGCATCAATAGCTGCTTTTACTTCAGCGGCAGTTTTGGTTTCTAAGCCGCTTTTAATGTTGGCCAATTCAGCCATTAATTTTTCGTCCATTTTACTTTAAATTTAACGAATTACTAAATGATTTTAATGTGTCAATAAGCGGCTGATTCTTTAAAGTGTCAGTTTCTGACGGCTCATCGGATAGTGCTTTTAATAGTGTTTCGATTTGTCTTAGTCTTGAATCTGAATAATCCAAATTGTATGATTTTTCTATAAGTTCCATTAGTCCGTAATGAGTTTTGATACTCTTAATATCTTGAACGGTAGAAAACTGATTTGCTGCCCAACTAGATAGAAACGAATACTCACCAAGTTTATACTCAGTGATAATCGACTTGTTTTTAGCATCACGAGCCATTGCTTTGTACCCTATTGACAACTCAGCATTAAGGCCGCTATCATGCATTAGTTTAACATCGGTAAACATATCTTTACCTAAATCCTTTTTCATGTTAAACTGCGTTGTAGTCAAAAGGCCGTAAGTGTCTTTGGTATCAATAGCCAAAGGAACGCCAATCATCATCGTTGGGTTATGGTCTTTCAATACTCTGATTCGCTTGAAATTCTCGCTTACCGTCTTGTCAAACGAACCATAAGCCGAAATATCACCGTCAGAATCCTTAAAGTTGTAAGTGTTCGCATAAGCAACAACAACGCCTTTAGATTCGTCCAAGTCTTTTAAATCGTAAGCTAATTGCTTAAATCCCATTGTTTCCATAACGCAAATATATAATATTATTTTTATTTAGTCTAAATAAGCATTATTTTATTTTTCTCATCGGCAACCCATCCGTATCTTCTTTAACAGTGTAAACTACTTTGCAGCGGCAGTTGATTATATTTCCGGCTTGTCCATTTGGCGCGCCTGGATATTCTAATTCCTCACCACCAACAAAAAACGGCCTTTCCGCATCAACTGTAACACCGTTCATATCTAAATGGTCAAACGGTGATTTAGGCGGTCTTCTGGTCCGGTTGTCTTGCGCGCTTATCCATGTTTTTTGCAGTTGATAATCTGAGTTTTCAGCAGCTAGTGTTGTGGCTAGATTTGTTGCTGTGGTTGTTTCAGTTCTCGCTATTCTTAACGCTTGGGCTTTAAACCAACCAAACTTATTTTGCAAATTCCTTGTTATATCGGCAACGCTTAGATTTTGCTCGTATCCATCGGCTATAACGTTTATAATCGCCTCTATTAATGTTTGATGAACCGATACAATACGAAGCCCTGCATTTGTGTTTAGCCATTGTATTATGACCGCCTCAAAACTTAATTCTGATTTTAATTGTCGTTGGGTGCGTTTGTACTGCGGAGCGCAAAGAAGTGTATAAATTTCTTTGTACATGTCTTTTATTTGCGCTTCGGTTACGTTTGAATAAATAAGAGCAGTATATGTAAGTTTAGCCATATTGCTAAACGGTATTGAATTAACTATGTTTAAGACATTACGCCTAACAATTCTATACGCTTGTACTTCTTGTCTTATTCTTAGTTTGTCCATCTAGTTGATTTCATAATTACACAGGATTTTGCAAATCAACAATATTTGGGTCATTCAGATTAACCAAGTTGTTAGGTATGTAAATCTGATTCATCATTTCGTCGTCTATTTCTTCATAATCGAATACATCCCTGCGCTCGTTTAATGTTAGCGGTACTTCATTCACCCACTTAGCCATATTAACCATGTCTGGTTGCATTTCCGGCAATTCAGATATATCAAATTCAAGTTCTGCTTTTTCATAGCCTTTAAACTTGCGAATAAATAGAGGGTTTAGGTATGACGCTAACAAATCCAAATCGGGCTTTATATTGTCGGTTATAGCTTGTTTTTTTGCTTCAATCTTTCCATCGACATTAAAGCCTGTTCCTCTACGTTCTTCGCTAAGCAATTCAGTAGGCCAAGACAAACAATCGGCTAGTATTCTTTTATCGTTGTTGAGGTAGTCAAACGGTTTCATTTCGTCAGTAGTGAGCGAAATGCGAGTGAATCCTAGTTTTGCGCTTGCTCCTGCAATATTTGACAACTTGGCCTCGCTGTTATCCATTTCTACAAGTCTATCTTTTAATTCTTTAGCTTGTTCAGCGGTTAATGGTGTTTGACCATCTCCAGCATGGATAAACCCATAAGCCCCCCCGTTTTGAAGTGTTTTAACATTTAAATCAATTCCGCTATTAGAACTGTTAATGTTTCTAATGGCCGCCATGAGTTCACTTCGTCCGTACAAATGAGAACCCGAAAAGTCAAACATTGGATTTGGTCGCTTGATATGAATTATAGACTGCTCAGGAAATTTTATGTATTGATTACCCTGCTTTAGAATATAGTAATCAATTGGGCTTTCAACGCTTATTAAATTTGCATTTGGCTTAAGCACTATATCAACGTACTGAGCTGGCAACATATAAACTTGCAATGGGATGCCTTTATTCATTCCATCTTCAGGTGACATCAAATAAAAATAAACATTGCCACAAACCTTTAAATAAACCTTATATAAAAAAATAAGGTCATGCCAAGTTTGCACCGGATTTGGCCTCTCGAGCGGCATTGGCATTTCCGAATCGGTTTCGTAAGCAATTGATTTGAGTTTTTTGACGGCTTGCTTTTGCTGGTAGGTCATTTCAATAGGGTAGCTTTTTATTCTTTTCATCGCTCCCTCATCAGATACATTTTTAATATAAAATGGCACGGAAGTACTCTTTACCGCCATTTGGTTAATCATAGCGTTAATGTATGGATTTTCGCCATAACCCTTTACCATTAACGTTTCTAAGTCTTGATTGTATGTAGTAAAAGTGTGTCCGAATTGATAAATAACCTTATTAAAAAGATTTTGAAACTGTGTAGGGTTTTTAAATGCCTCCAAAGCTAATTGAAATCTATTCTTTGCCATTGCTTAAAGTTTGTACCAAAGATATAAAAATAATTATTATTTAGAATAATTATAAATTAGAAAGTAAAAAAGTTTTGCTTTAACTCAAAGTACATTCTAAAAGCCATAGCATCAGAGTAGTCTGGAGAGCGTCCAATAAACTCTTTAATTTTTTCTTTAGGCACTATTCTTAGCTTCCCATCACTATCAATTTTATCTCTTTTAACTTGCTCTAATTCTTTGATAATGTCATCTTGAATAGTTCCGTCTGGGCAATTTATATAAATACCGTTATTTTGTATCTTTTCGGCTAGTTTATAATAACATTGTGTTTTAAGGTTTTGATATTCGACTATTTGATTTTCTTCTTTTAATGGTTTTGAATTATTAACAAACCCTTTGCATTTAAGTATATCAACAACGCCACCACCGACTCCATCCTCGTCGGCTACAATATTGCTATTTGGCACTTTCCACTTTGTAGCTAGGCCTCTTATTGCCTCGGCTGTTTCTATTACCGAGCATTTATCTAAACTAAACACTTGCATAACCCTAAATCCAGACCAAACAAGTATGACCATTTTATCGCTACCATAACGAGCAATATCGGCTGTGATGTACATTTCGCCTGAATCAACAAAGTCATTGCTGAAGCAATTAATAATTTTATCGTAGTCAATTAATTTACTTGGGTCATTGTCGTACTCCCAATTCCCATAATAAAGACGCTGCTTGCTATTTTCATCAAGCGCAAGTAAAGAATCAAGATAAGATGCTGGCAAATTAGGGTTGTCGGTAGGTAATGATTGAACAAACTTTCTGGTTTCGTTTAAAGTTCCATTTGAATGTGGAATGTAGAACTTTGAATAAGTCCAATTCTTAGCAGGGTTACAAGTTCCTAAAATCTTAGGTGTTAAATTGTATTCATTTAATTTATAACGAATACGCGATGTAACTATTTGCCAAGCCTTGTAACTGATTTGATTGCACTCATCCACAAACGCACCTGTTATTTCTAACGAACCGAGGCTGTCAAAATTTGGGTCTGCCGGATAACTATACAAATCTTTCAAAAGTATTTCACTTCCATTATTCCAGTAAATAACCCCGCTTTGACTATTGTAGTTAAATTGATTTGATAACTTTAATTTAGTAGTTAACTCAAAAAAAGTATTTAAAGTTGTTTCTTTTAATGTTTTTAGCTTTGCTCTACCCATTAACCAACGAGTGCCCGAATATAGTTGACATTGCTCTATAAGCCACAATACCCCAATAGCTGACTTACCTCCACCAGCAGCACCTCCGTATAAGATTTCTTTTGTGGTTTCGTCTTTTAAATAATAGACAGCGTGTTCTTGTTTAGGAATCAGCTTCATTTGGATTTTTACCAGAACCTAGAGAAATGATATTTGTAGTTATTTCGCCTGAATGCTCATTTTGGACTTTATCGCCAAACATTTTAGGGTAGAATTTAGCCATTTTCCATTTAATTGTTTGGACTAAGGTATTGTAAGTTGAAGCGTCTATTTCTTTAGATATTAACATATCGCGATAGTCGTCCATTTCTTTTTCCAATGCTTCGGCCTTATCCTGTTGGCTGTTTATGTACAATGTACGTAACTCTTCATTTTCGCGCTTCCAACGTCTAAAAGTTGGCCACGCTGGATAACGACTATCGGATTCAAGTGCTTTTAATATATTTTGCCCTTGCGCTATTTTTTCACAAATCTCGATACACAACTCAAAATTATACTCGCTCGGCCTTGCCATACATCAAAAGTTTAATTTTCAAAATTATAAAAAAAAACAAAGCGCAGCTATAAAAGTGCGCTTTTGTTTGAAATACCCGTCTTTCCGAGAGTCA